TAGATGTATAGATGTATAAACTTCCTTCCGCGATATTTTGATACTCCGGAATGAGAATATAGTTGTCGTTATAAAGTGTACTAGTGATGTCCGTTGGATCGAAGGTCATCGTCTTCAACGTTCCTTCCATTACAGGTATTGTGTATGGATAGGTCGTTGTATTTGGAAGTACATGTTCAGAAGTGGTTACGAAGTTGTAGCGGTCGTAAGTTGCCTTCGTGTATTTTGGAATTGTGACTGTACCTTCGCTGGTTACAGGATTCCCATCATCATTTACTAATTGAAGGGACAATGAACCTGCGGCCGATACTCTTCGTTGGGGACGATAACCAAGTAGGTTAGCGAGCGCGCCAACCGAAGTACGAAGCTGCGCGGTAGGCATGAAGTTTTCTTGTGAACGTCTCTCCAACATATAGTGGAGAGGATCAACCATTGCGGCGATTAGCTGAATGAGAACTTGTCCAGTGCTAGATTGGTAGGCATCTTTCCATGTTCCTTTTTCTTGGACAAGGCGAGTGACTTCTTGCACAAGGGCATTGAAATCGTACTGTGTATAGTTATAAGGCATGCACGTTCTTCCGTTTGGTTGTTGTATTTATTAGTTCAGACTAACGCTAGCGCCTGAGATCGAAACTGCTCCACCACCTGAGATCGAAACTTCTCCGGATGAATTCACTGTTACGCTGGCGGCATTGATAGTGCAACTTCCTGTCGCGTTCACAGTTACAGTTCCACCGGCAGTGACTTCAACATTTCCACCGGCATCTAAAACTATATTTCCACTGGCATCGATCTTAGCTACACCGACAACCGTTATTGTTTCATTGCCGCCGTTTACTATTTCTGTATTCGTTCCACTTGGATGTGACATCTTGATTCGTACCGAACCGGCAGAATCGTCCAACTCAAGGGTGATTCCACTCTTAGTTTTGATGACGTGATTATGTGGATACTTAGATTGCGCTTCCGTTGGAATGTCTGGCGTTCCGTTTTGGATTGCCGGCGCACCAGCAAAATAGACAGGGAATCGAAAATCACCGTTTTCAAAGAAAACGAAAACGTGTGCATCCTTAAGAGGAATGTTCACGCTACCAACGTTAGCAAAACCACCCATACCAGGATCGGCATAGATTGCCCAAGGAAGATCGGCAGTGGCAGCTTCAGCAAACATTGGGTAGATACGAACCTTTACCCTACCGCTTTTCAATGGATCGTTGTTGTCAACTACAATGCCGCGATAGAACCCATTGAAGGTAAACTCTTCGCGTTCGGTATCCATTATGGGATTGAACATTAATATTCAACTCCCACTACACCGTAGAATTCACCTCTTTGACCGGTTTCGATGATGGAGTACTCAATAGAGATTTCGTAAAACAGATCATCGAAATCTGCGTTCACACTGACGTAGCTAACGTTAACGCGATCTTCCCAAGTCTGAATGGCGTCTCTGATTTCGTTTTCCATTAAGAAGACGGTATGATCGTCCATAGGTTCGAATAGTAGACTACGAATTCGTGAACCGAATTCTGGAAGCATTATACGCTCGCCAGGACTCGTTGAGAGGATTGTTCTAATAGACTGACGAATCGATTCGTGGTTGGTAACGATCTTTGGATTACCTGCCGAATCTAAGGAGAGTTTGGAATCTAAATCACTGTGTACAATGAATGCCATAACTCTTATTTATTTGATGTCTTTGCCGGTTGAAGTCTTTACTAGACCCTTTACGTTTAATCCATTGATACCATTTCGCATTAAGAACAAGTGTGTGATGTACTTTCGGTTGTTACCGTCAATTAGGTGAGCTACTTTCCAAATGAACCAATACCCTGAGTACATTTCATTCAACAGTGTGTCTTGCTGTTGCTTTGCGCCAGAGTTCGGAATGCGAAGGTTGATGATGTCACCCAATTGTAGTTTTTGGTCGCCTACGACTTGAATCTCAGTCTTGTGAACGCTATTGGAGTTCGTGATGATTTGATTCTGAGCTACATCCAATAGGTCTGTATCTCTTCCGCCGTACAATAGCTTAGAGGGTTCCATATGAGATTTTGCAACGTAATACCAATCCGATAACTGACGCTCATTGAACGTGTCTAAAGTAATATTATCACTGGTGAAACTCTTTGTATTGTAATCAAAGTGCAGTGTCTTAAGACCGAATCCACCATGAACCAATGTGGGCATATAACTAGTGTTCATGGTGAAAGAGTTGAACCCATTTGGATCACCCTTCGTATGATAGTTAAAACTCTTCTTTGGTTTCTGTTCAAAGCAAGAATCAAAGGTTTTGAAAATGAATGTGCCGTCTAGGCGGATGGCGTAAAAGTAACCACCGATACCTTTCTGATTCAATGAACGCTTACATAACCACTTTAGAAAGTGGTTATTGGTCCAATTAGGTTGTATCACTTCATAAAGATCGCCAGTCTCTTCGATATCAAGCTTCTCAAAACCTGCTTGAGTAGCGATGTCTCTTACTACGTCGGAGTAACGCACCTTACTCCATGATCGACTGTAGGTCTTCTTAAAAAGGTTTTCCCACTTGTCGGAGATGAAGTTTCCGGAAATGAAAATGTCACTCATGGATTCCGAGTTCATGCTTTGTGCTGAGAACTGTGAGAGCTTAAACTTGGACACAATAGAATCCTTCTGCCTAGTACCGAATGCGACGTGAAAGGTTTTGTCTGGTATGATGGGTTTCTGACTAATCAAATCACCGTGACCATCGGTGAATTTTAGATTAAGATACGGAGTGCCGCTCAGAACTGTCTCAATAATACTGACCTGATTAACTGAAAACGATTCAATGGTGTCATCGTTTTGCTTGTCAGTTTCCATGTGCACGGCAAGATAATACGTGTCGGAAATGGCCGTATTGATGATGTGAAGCTTCTTAGCCATTACGAAATCCTGCGTTGATCGAATGTAACATCAACTTCGTCTTCTGGTTTTAGGTTCTTATTATAGAAATCGTAGTAATCTAGTAGAGATGGAATGTATAACTTCTGACCAAGATAAAGACCATCAACTGGATCAATGATGTCATTACGTAATGCTATCAACCACCATAAGTCAACGGTTCTATAAACTTCGTATGAGATAAGATCGATTCTTCCTAGAACATCAGAACGGACAATGAATACTCTTTCTTGTGTAGGGAACGTGTCAAAATTGATTACCTTATTGCTAAGATAATCAACTTCAAGATTTCCGTTAACGAGTTCTTTCTTAAAAAGTGTTAGTCGATTCTTCATTGTGTGATTTATTTTTTCCTTCTAGGACCAATGTATTCGCCTCTATTTTTGGCATAAACACCTGCTACGTGTTCACCAATTGCTCTGTACCCCATTGGGTCTTCGGTAATCATGGTTACACTGACGGTTGCGGACAACGGAAGTTGTTGATCGTCTAACTTGTTGCTCCAATTGACATTCACTGCTTTTAATAAAACTTTCGGTAAAAGAAGAAAATTACCAAAAGAAACGGTTATTCTTGGTGGAGCGGTCCAATAACCATCAAAGAATACCATCTCTGATCCACCAGCAATCACGCTATCTTCGACTGGTGCAGCCATCAACATTAGGAGCTTTACTGGATTAACTACATCTATCAGCGATGAGTAATACGCTTCGAATGTTAGGTCAACCGTTAATTCATGATTTTCGATTGCTCGCCAGAATTGACGTTCAGCAAGACCACGATTAATGTTCACGCGTTTATAAGGTTGTGCCAACTGAAGAAGTTTCCCACCAACCTGCATAAAGTCAAAGGGCTGGTTGATTTCATTTGCTATCGTAAAAGGAAGATTGTCGGGTAGTGGTGCCTCAACTCTTGCACCCCAATTAGCTTCATTAAGATGTTTTGGACCCATTGGATCGCCTACTCGTTCTCTTTTCCCGGTGTCAACTACTTTTCCGCCTTCGTATTTTGTAATAACGCGTGTAGAATCTGTAACATAAAACGTTATTTTTTGTGCAGAGGTAAGTGTTTTTGCAATGTAAGGTGCCGTCATTTTAATGTTCTCTTTATTGTGTGATGATGTATGTAGCAACGTCATCGATGTTTGGAGCGGGTAAGGGTGCCGGCGCTCTATTGGCGACGTTTCCAATGTTACCCAAGGATTCCTTCAGGGTCTTATTCATTTCTCTGAACTCGTCATTGGATGGCGCCGCTTGTGCCATCTTTCCAATGTCTGGTTTGTCGATCTTCGTGCCGCCTTGGTGAACTTGTGTGCGGTCAATGACGGTTGTGCCGCCAGACTGTGCACCGGTTTTATCTGAAGTCTCACCCGATCCTTCTTGTTCACCAAATAGTGAGTTTGCAACCGTATCACCAAAGGTATCTCGTACAAATCCCTTAACGCTATCAACGATTCCAGTGAAGAAGTTCTTGATGGAATCAATGATTGCAGTGAATGTATCCACGATAGGTTGTACGATGTTATCGTGGAATGCTTTCTTAATCGAATCCCACTTCTTGTAAACGTAATAAGCAATGCCGATTACCGCTGCGATGATCACTGCTCCTAGAACAATAGGCCATGCGGCGATTGCGGCAGAGATTAGAACCATAATTCCACGCATGGCAGTTGCACCCATCATACCGATGCTCTTACCCATCTTGCCCATCATGCCACCCATCTTCTTACCAAATATCTTAAACATTCCAAGAAGAGACTTTGGACTAATATCAATGAAAAACAGGCGAATAATTTTTGCAATTGGTAAAATGACGAGAGATGCTAACCCGGCCATAGGACCATACAATGTGCCTATTGCCGCAACCATTGAAATCAAGGGCGCTTCGACCGCTCGTTTAATCGTTATCTTTAATAACTTGCTTGCAATCTTAATGCTCTTGATGGGATGCAAAATGGCAGATGTCAGTGAGAAATTCCAGGTATCACCGAATACACCAAGAGTCGTCAAAAACCCTGATTTGCTATTGGTCAGACGATTGTTGACGGCTTTTCCAAGGAACCAATCAAAGCGTTCTATCCATTCATCGGCAGTGTCTTTTAGTTCTTTTTCTTGCTTCTTGTTTCTTCTTAGTTTGAAAGAAAGAAAGTCGCCACCAGTATCTAGTTTTTGTGTTGCTTCCTTTAGCTTCTCTTGTTTGTCTTTATTGCTTAAAGAAGAGACAATTGAATCCTTTGTATTCTTGAGTTCTGATTTTAACCCAAAGAAAGATTCCGATAAAATAAACGCGATTTTTTCTCCAATGTCTGTGCCACCGCGTTTATCTGATGCATTATAGGCATCAAATGAATTAGTGATCGCGTTATCTACTGCTTTGAAGACTTTGTTCTTAAGGTCATCTTGTGTTGGGATATGTCGTGCGAGTTCACCAAGAACGCCGTTCGTCGTTTTAAGATCATCTACAGTCTTTTGCCACAAGCTTCTCAGGTCTAGAGAGGTTGACTTTTCTCCACGAATTGCACGTTCAACATTTTGAACTGCATGAACAATTTGCATAGACCCACTTGGGCCGTCTACGACGAATTGTTTAATAGAACCCCAAATAGACTCAAGCAACTTAGCTTGAATGAGGGATTGTACCAGGGTCTTTTTATTTTCTTTCGCCGCGTTCTTATCGATATAAGCAACCATCTTGTCTACGGATGTGTTGAGCTTAACCATCTCCTTTAAAACGCCAAGGTCGGCAGTTGCAGTTCCCTTTACTGAACCACCACTTGTAGTAATCGCGCTGCTTGTTGTCTTTGACGCTGCGACAAGGCTAGTACTGTTTGAGACGTTATTAATTACTGTCTTGTTCTTGTTCGTGATATTATTAAGAGTTGTTTCCTTCTTAATCTCAATCTCACGATCATTGCTGGACTTCATGTAGTCCAGCATTTTTTCCGAACGACGAAGGAAGTCCCTATGGAACTTCTTCATTATTGATTCAGTATCGTCGGTGTCTACTGCTTTCCCTGCGCGTCTAACTTTGTCGTTGATGCTGTCTGCCATAATCCTTATTTATCAATCTAGATTATCGCTTACGACGAGAGATTTCTTCCATGCGAGCATTTTCATCTTCGACTCGCTTCTTTAGCATGTCGAGAAAATCTCTGACCTCATGTACAGACATAAGGTCAGAGTGTATTGGACTAATCCTTAGATGGTAAGACAGTTCAAACTGCTTTTCCAAAACCGTCTTGTATGGTGGGAAGGAAGAAGTCTGCTTGAAAGGGTACATCGAAGCGGCTGACCTCCCCACAGCTACCACATTCTCTTTCAACGGAATGATCTACACCATACTTGAAGTATGAGTGGAATCCACGTAGAAACGCCATATCTTTTCCAGTGAAAGTATCTTCGATGCGCTTGATCTTCTCACGAAGAGGCATGACAACACCGAAATCTACAGACTGACATAGAAGAACATATGATTCTTCGTAATCCTTATTCATCGTACAGAATTTACGAGCAATTTCTTCGTCTCCAACTGTTAAAAGGCGAAGCGTTAACTCTTGGCCGGAAGAAGTCTTGAATGGGTATGGATTCTTGTATTCTTCGCTAAGTTCTTTAACAGGAAGAGACGTTAAGTCTACGACGTGCGTGTTCTTCGCCGCACAATGAGGACAGGTTACTTCAAGAGTCTTCGTAGTGCTGTAGCTATTCGCCCATACCCAAACCAGTAGGTAGTCGCGGTCGTAAATTGATAACTCTTCGAAGTAATCAGGATTTTTAAGTAATGACTTTAGAACAGAATGAAGAACCTTCACGAAGGTCTTTTCTGAAGCGGAACCTAGTTCCTTTTCATCCTTGACGAGAATGTCACGGTATTCAACTTCGGTTGGATAGCCTAGGCGACCGTTGGATGGTAGTTCGACTACGGAGTACTTATAGTTTGCTTGTTGGTCTTCCACCACTACTTTAGCTGGCGTAGAATTCTTCTTGCGACCTTTTAGTTCGGCTGCGTCTTCGTTAAACACGTTTTCTCCTTTTAGAAACGTTTAGAACAAGAACTCTGTGAGTTTTTGTTTTCTGGACTTTGCTTTATTTATAGCTGACAAAAATTGTTCCCGGTCGATTCCCGGCACGTTGATGTATTCTCTGTGAACTTCGTCTCCGGTTAGGGTTATAGAATACTTAACGACTCCATTTGCTTCGTAATCGTTCGCTATCTCGGAAATGCTAGAAACGAAGTAACCAGTGTAGGTATCCAATGAAACGTCTTGCTTCATGGTATCCAATCGATAGAACTTCAGGTTTTTCTTGTATCTTACTGGTGGATTAAATGTTCCATCTGGATTACTAATTAATCTGCGCCACATATCAAAATACTCGAATGTAAGACCATCGCCGTACTCCATTACCTCAAGAGTAATCTGACCTAAGTCTACAGTGTTGGCGAAGTACCAAAAACCATTACCATGTTTTGCTTTCTCAACCCCGAATGCATGGTATGGAGTGGTGATGGATAGAACGCGAGAACTGATTTCAAAGACTTCATCAAGTGAGAAGTCATGCATCATGTCTAACTCAACTCGCCACAAATAACTTCGTAATGGGTCGTCAGTGTTTCTTCTAGCTAATGCGTCTTTAAGTCTCTGGTTCATTATAGTAAGCTTCTGTAGTCGAACGAGAACTTTGATTCGTCACTAATAATGCGCTCGTCATAACAAAAGGTGACACTGAATTCCAAAACGTCAGATGAATCATATGAAAGAGACGCGTCACTTATCTCAAGCGGGTAAACCTTCGTTAATTCGATGGTTGCGGTATCAATAACGTCTGTCGTGTCTTTCAATTTGATGCGAAGAGTACGTATGTAGTCTTCTTTCTCTAAGCTTTGTCCGGTTCCCTTTTCTCCCATCATTCGCATCCATCTATCCATATGGCGCAAAACTTTAAGAGATTCATCATCCCAAAATGTGACCTGGATCGTATGGTTGCTTGCATCTTTACCGGCAAAGAATAGCTTCCGATCCATATAATCGATAACGATGTTATCTTTAGCTACTTGCGGAATTACTGCGGACTTGATGTAGAACTTCAAGTCTGGAAACGGGTTCGCACCATCTCCTAAGATAGTAGCTTCCCACATGTACGCACGCTGCGGTTCAAGCGTAGGCGAAAGGTTTAGAAGTTCACCGACTCTGCGAACGTCTGAAATCTTTGATAGAGTTTTTCTTATATTGAAGGACATACCACTATTTATCAAAAGAAAGGGCGCTTAACGCGCCCTTAAGTACTACTACGACTTTATTGTTCTTATGAAATTGTCTTCTCGTCGTAAGAGAAGGTGACACTGATTTCAACTGGTTCAGAAGAGTCATATGAAAGTGACACGTCTGAGATTTCTGTTGGGAAAACGTGACCAAGTGTAATCGTGTTAGTTACGGCAGTATCAGTCGAATCCTTCAACTTGATTACCATCTTTGCCGCATAGATATCACGACTTGTACCGGCAGAGGTAATTGGATTGTGCATTAGCGCCATCCAGTTGTGCATGTACTTGAAGATAGTCTGCTTTTCATCATCCCAAAGCGTCAATGTTACGGAGTGACCGGAAGCATCGCGACCAGAATGATGTGTCTTGCCTGCCTTGTGGTTAATTACGATCTGTTCTACTGAAGAAGCAGGAATCGATACCGTTTTGGCGTAAAGTGTTAACTCAGGCAGGTTGCCGATTGACAATGCCTTGATTTCCACTTCCCACATGTAAGACTTTTGTGGGGTGTTAATTGCTCTAACGTTCTGAATGTTTGCCATTATTATTCTCCGTATTCACCAATTATGAGTTAGTGAAGTTGACGCCGCTAGCTGTGATGATTGCATTTAGCTGGATGAATTCAGCTACGCGCACTGGTTTGACGTACAAGTCAACAATCAACTTGTTTTGGTCAATCACGGCAGCAGTGTTGTTTGTGTCGTCACATACACATAGGTAGTCGTACACGCCTCTTCGACTCTTGATGTTATCCATGTAAGTTGAGATTACAGAGGTAATGTTTTCGCGAGTGAATTGGTCGTTGAATTCGAATACGAATGGGCGCAATGAACGGCTGATTGCCTTCTCTAGATCGATCATGAGCATGCGAACGTTTACGCGATCAAGGGCGGATGCGCTTGACTGTAGTGTCTTCTGTCCGTATACCTGGATGCCTTCACCAACGAAGTTCTGGATTGGGTTAATACGCGCAGAATAAAGCGTATCGCGCTCGCCTTCAGAGAAGACCTTACTTACGCCTAGAACGCGTAGTACGCCTCTACGAACACCGGCAGGCGCATACCATACTTCGGATACGTCGGCAGTATTTGCGTAAACGGCAGCTACGTAACCAGAAGGTGGAACGTATAGGTACTTGTCGTTGTATTGGTCATAGATATAAGGCCAACCTGCGTAGATAGCAGCAAATGAGCTATTCTGGTTTAGGGTTGTGCTAACGTATGTGACCATATTTGCAACGGTTGTTTCGGTATCAGGAACGTCGAGGATAGCGAAGCAATCTTTTCTTGTTTCCGCCAAAGTGATCATCTTGGTCTGAACAGTCGTTGTGTCCCAACCACCATTGATCAATAGACTGATTTCGATGTCTTCCTTAACGGCAAACATGTCCCAACCAGTATTGACTTGGGCATCGGTTGGAGCAATCGTGTCATCCGCACCACCAGTTAGAGCAACATCAGTAACGGCGACGTGTGGGCCTACTGCGGTTGTATCGTCTACACGAATATATGAAGATTGATTGTTGATTACGTCTTCAATGTACATGCTGCGGCCGAACCCGTCTTTCTTCGTTGTAGAACGAGAAACACTGAAGGTTTCAACAGTAGTTGTACCGTCTTTTACTGTGACAATGAATGAACCGTCTGCACCAGGAACAGTTACGGATACCTTAATATTGTTGCCCCATGCACCGGCATTTGCTGCATTGATAGTGAAAACGGTTGCGGCAAGGGCATCAACTATGGCCTTGGTGGCAACAGTGGCGTTATTGATTACGCGAAGAACGTATAAACGCTTGCCTCTTTCGAGGAACGCTAGTGCAGCATACATAGAAGGTTCGTCTGGTTGTAGTGAACCATATGTATCAAGGAACTGCTTATTGTTTGTGATCAACTGAGGTGCATCAGTTGGACCCTTGTCGCTATGGATAACGATTGCTCCAATAGAGTTGGCAACCGCTGGTGCAATAAACGATTGGTCGATTTCTCTTGGATAGACGCCGGGCGAAATTGGGTATGTCATGGAATTTGTCTCCTAATATTTCCTAGTTATTACTTCTTCTTGCTAGTAGATGGGGCAGAAAAATCTTCTACGATGACTCCGGCTGGAACCTTCTTAGGTGCCTTATCAGTTAGAACGGATTCCCCTCTACGAAGAAATTGCGCGAAGTCGGAAAATTCCACGCAAACCATCTTTGTTGTTGTGTTCGTATACTTTTTCATTTGTTCCTCTTAGGGATAGACCTACTTAGCTATACTATTATTTATAAAATAAGATGAACTTGTTGAGAGTTTCCCTATCTAACTAGAAACACAATGAGGGAGTTAAGTTGGACGAAAGAGTGAAGTTTAAGAAAAGAGCATCAAGCGATTACCTAAGCAACAAGCAGATGTACGAAGAGTTGATAAGATGCCAGCTAGCAGGAAAGATCAGCGACAAATTGGGGAAGATGTTTCTTCTGTTGTCAAAGCATTACGCTACTAAACCTAATTTCAGTGGGTACACCTACAAGGACGAGATGATTTCGTCTGGTGTCTTGGCGTGCTGTGTCGCTTTTACTAAGTTCGATGGAAACAAGAGCAATAACCCATTCGCGTACTTTACTCAATGTATCCATCACAGCTTCTTACAAGTATTGAATAAGGAACGAGCGAACCAGGACATTAGGGATAAGCTACTGATCCAGGCGGAATTGAACCCATCTTCAGGTTTTTGTGATAGGGAACGAGAAAGGTCTTCCCATGAGGAAGATTCGGACGTAGAATAACGCTATTACGGTTATTAGGAATGAGCAAAAATAAAATAATACTTTCATCAGACTGGCATGTGGGGAACCAAAGTGGTTCGGAACGCCATAATAAGGACTTGATCGCCTTTACGAAGTTCATGATCGATTGGAGCGTCAAGAATGACGTTAACCGATTCTATCATCTAGGTGACTTCTTCCATTCGCGTGACAAGATTGATGTATTCAGCATCAATTACGGCATCGAGATCGTAAAGCTACTGAATAATCGATTCGGAAAGTTCAAGATGATCAAGGGAAATCATGATCTACCAATGAGGGACAGTCGTGATTTCTCTTCCCTTCAAATCTTCCAAAACATGGTTGATCTGGTCGATTATTACCACATCGAAGATAACTTCATGCTGGTATCTTGGTTAACGTCTGCCCAAGAGTATGACGAGATTATTAATATCTCTAAGCAGAAGAAAGTTCGTTTCATGGGTGGACACTATGAGTTCTCCACGTTCAAGATGAACGATCATTATGAGATGGAACATGGACAATCTCATAAAGAACTGAGACACATCGAACGAGTCTTCACCGGTCATTATCACGGTCGCCAGATCAGAGACAACGTAGTTTATATCGGTTCGCCATTCCCTTTCGATTTCAATGATGCCAACGATACTGAACGCGGTTTCACGGTTCTTGACCTGGATACCGGCGAATACGAATTGATTAAGTGGAATAACATTCACATCCTGTCGGTAAACCACAAGGAGTTCCTAGAAAATGACTTCTCCGTAGTCCCCAACTGTTCTATTCGCGTAGTTATCAATGAAGAACTAGATAACAAGACGATGGAAGCGTTGAAGGAGAAGTTGGGTGGAAACTTCAGAGACACGAAGATCGTATATACCGTGGACAAGGTTGACGAGGCATTACAAGCTGAAACCAAGATCGATGGCGTTGTGGGAATCGATGAAGCAGTCCTAACTCACCTTAAAAACATGAACGACATTGACGGCATTGACCGTTCAATGCTGATCGACCTTTACACTAGAGCAAGAGACAATGGCAAGAATTAAACTCAAGAGTGCTACGCTTCAAAACTTCATGTCGTTTGGTAACAAACCGATAACGGTTTATTTGGACACTAGTCTTGTAACGCTTATCCTTGGAAACAACAAAGACGTAGGCGAAGAAGGTTACAGTCGAAATGGTGTTGGTAAAACTACCGTATTCCAAGCTATCTGTTGGTGCCTGTTCGATGAAGGTCTAAAGAGTATCAAGCAAGACGCATTCATCAACCTGACCAACAAGAATAAGATGGTTGTTTCTCTGGAACTGGAAATCGATGGCATCCCATACGTTATTACCAGAGGCAGAAAACCAAACTACGTCGAGATGACGCGTAATGGCGAACCGTTCACGTTGCACAGCACTGGTACCGTAGACGAAGCGATTCAGAAGCTATTTGGTATGAACGTGGACATCTTTACGAATTCCGTCATGCTCAGCAACAACATCAATAGCTTCATGAATATGAAGGGTGCCGAACAGAAGGCATTCATTGAAAAGCTTCTATCTCTGTTCCTGCTTTCCGAGCGTGCCGAATACCTGAAAACCGAGGCGAAGGACAATGCGGTTGAGGTTAAGCTTGAAGAACAGAACAAGACGCACATCGAAGAACAGACTCGCCGCCTGTTATCCAACATCGGTGAACTGAAGCGCAAGGAAAAAGAGTGGGGCGATACAAGAGAAAGAACCTTGAATCAGCTTCGTACTTCTCTGTCTTCTCTTGAAGCGATTGATCTGGAAGATGCGTTGAACAAGATCATCCAGATTGAAGAACTGGACAAACGCATTTCTAATCTTCGTCGCGGTATTCAAGCGTTCCAACAAGAAGAGTCGATGGAAATTAGCGATTTTAAAGTTATAGAGCAAGAGAGATTAAATGCTCTTAACAATGTTGTCAGGATTGATAAAGAAAATATCTATAGGGATCGCGATTCTGCTTTGGTAGCGATTTCGGTCGAAAAAGAAAAAGATCGAGCTAATGTAGAAGCGAAGAAGAAAGTTCATGACGAGGTTAAAACCGAGATTCGAACACAGATCGCTCTTCTCAAGGAAGTAGAGAAAAACATTGTTCTCTTAGAGAAGGAACAGAAGTCTTTGGACTCCGGCGAGTGTCCGTATTGCCATCAGTCATACACCAGTGAAGAGAAGGTCCATGAAGTGCACGACCATCTATCACAGCTTAAGGAACACCAAAAAGCAATCTCCGATGAAATCAATTCATTGGATGCTAAAGAAGTTGCAGCAGGAAACGAATACAAGTCTGCCGACGAAGAATTCAAGACGAAGTATTCGACCAAGGAAAACGAAATCCGCAAGCTGTTCGATGAACGTGTTGCTAGCGTAAACGCTACGCTTGAAGAAGGAAAGAGACGCTATCACCAAGAACTCACTGATGACATAAGTGCAGTCAAGCAGAAGCACGAAACCAACATTAAAATGTTGGAACAAGCCATCGCAAAAAGCGAAGAGACTCGCCCTGTGTGCACGTACACTAAGGAACAGTGTGTAAAGGTATTGAATGATATCGAGCGCACGAAAGAACGTATCACCGAAGCGGAAGCGAACGTTATCAATCCATATTCTGAACAGATCGTCGTGTTGGAGAAGGACGTGAAACAGTACGATCCTGCTCGCCTGAATGATCTAAAGAAGAAAGACGAGCATTACAAAATCTTGGTCAAGATGCTGACGGACAGTAAGTCATTCGTCCGCAAGAACCTGATCGATCAGTATGTGCCGTACATCAACCAGAAGATCAATGGATACCTGGAACAGTTGGACTCACCGCATAAGGTCAGAATCAACAACGATCTGAGTGTTGACATCGAGTACATGCGCCAGACGATCAGCTACGGCAACCTCAGTGGTGGCGAACAGTTGCGCGTCAACATAGCGGTAAGCATGGCATTCCGTGAGTTCCTAGAAGTATCAGGAACCCAAATCAATGTGCTGATGATTGACGAGCTACTAGACAATGGTCTGGATTCTGCCGGGTTCTACAAGGTGTTCAAGATGTTGAAGAAGCAAGACAAGAGCGTCTTCATCATCTCGCACCGTGAAGAACTGATTCCGGAAGTGGATCGCGTGATGACCGTCGTCAAGGAAGGTGGATTCAGTTCAATCCACTACTCTTCCTAGTCGTCGGAGATAACAGCACAAATAACCCTATAAATCAATAAGGTATTTCTCAATCAAAATCTTTGAAGATTTTGAAGATAAGCCTATTGACATTGAATCTTCAATCCTGTAGAATTCAGTTATTAATTGATAACAACTCAACTCTACAGGAGAGACGATCCACATGACCATGACCACGAAACAGTTTCTTGCCATTGGTAACGAAATGTTCGGTATCGGACGTTGGGGTTCCAAGATGGCGGAAGCTACCGGTCTGTCGGCCGGTATGGTGTCCATGATCAGCAACGGTCAGCCGATTTCCGAGAAGTCGGAAGAGAAGATCAACGCTGCCTACCAGACTTTCAAGCATGCTGGCACGATGCCCAAGAAACGTGTGTCGATCCTGCGCGACGAACCATCGAACGAAGACGAGACGATTGCCTCGCACATCGCGAAGCGTTTCGCCGTTATGAACAAGATGGGTGATGGCGTTATCAATGGCGACGTGCGTAGCATGATCGTTCAGGGTCCGCCCGGCATCGGCAAGACCTATGATCTTGAGAAGCGCCTGATGAACGCCAAGCGCACTTCTGGCCTGCATGTGGACATCATCAAGGGTTCCTGCTCCGGCATCGGCCTGTACCAAGCGTTGTTCAATGCCAAGGATGGTGGCGTTGTCATGCTGGATGACTGCGATAGCGTGTTCAATGACGAAGACGCCCTGAACGTCCTGAAGAGCGCCCTGGACTCCACAGAGACGCGTACCGTCTCCTGGCGGCGTCGTAGCAGTCTGGTTATCCCTGCCGAAATCTATGAGCGTCGGCAGGACGAAGCTGCGGATGACGAAGAGGGTACCCAACTGGAACTGATGCCGGATTCGTTCGACTTCAACGGCGCGGTCGTGTTCGTAACCAACATCGACTTCGAAGAGCAAGCGGCGAAGGGTACGAAGAACTCACCTCACTTCGAAGCGTTGATGTCGCGTTCGATGTACCTGAACCTTGCGATGGGCGAAGTCCGCCACAAGATCATTCGCATCAAGCAAGTGTTCTTCGGTGGCATGGCGAAGGGTGAGGGGCTTGACCAGGATCAGGCGAACGAAGTGATGGGATTCGTTGTCGAGAACCAGGACAAGTTTCGCGAACTGTCTCTGCGCCTGATGAAGCACATCTGCCAAGCGTACAAGATTGGTGACGATTGGAAGGACGTGATTCGCCTGACGAAGATGAAGGGCTAGACCAATGAAGCACGACATTACACCCGAACTTCATCAACGCGTTATGGCGCGCCTGGAAGAGTGTAAGAAGACCATAGAGGAATGCTACAACGTAAAGCTGGCATTCCCTACGGTCGAGTACAAAAACCTTGGGAGAACGGCAGGTAGGGCATTCCATAGCCAGAATTTGATTCGTCTTCATCCGGTCCTTCTGGTGGAAAACGTTGAAACGTTCCTCCATCGGACGGTTGCCCATGAGTTGGCGCACCTTGCCGTAAGAAAGATATGGGGTACAGTCAAGTCGCATGGAGACGAGTTCAAGAAAGTTATGAGGTTGTTGGGTGCACCAACATCGGCCTGTCACAACTACGATACAACGCGTGCGCGGAGGAAGGTGAAACGCTACGTGTACACCTGCAACTGTGACGGATTACAACATCATCTGGCGCACAAGAGTCATACGAACTACATAGCAGGCCACAGAAATTACATCTGTCGGCACTGTCGCGCCAGTATCAACTACATGAAGGTGATAACGGTATGACTGCCGAAAAGATGGCTTTGTCCTTGGTTGCCTTTGGTGTACTGGCGTTCTTGGCTGGCGTCGTGACCGAGTTCACGTCATACAATGCATTGCAACTGTACAAGGTGAGTGCAATTTCATTCATCAGCCTGATGTTTGTGAAGGCATGATTACGCCTGAACTGATAGAGGAAATCGGAATCGAAAAGGAGTTCCTTTTCGATTCACATGAATACAATAACTATGGCGTCTTCAGTGGAAGACGGTTCTTGGTTCATACTCACAGATTAACGCGACCGGAAACACTTGTCGAACGTGGCCTAGCTACGTTCATGGGTTCCGCTGGTGCGTATGACATATACAAGCTGACGGATTTGGGTGTAGAGGTTTACGAATTCCTTACGTTATACGAAACGATATGATCGAAAATTTCGACAAGCTAATATCAAGAGACATTCAGATCAGATGTATGAGGGGTTTGTGATGAAAGGCGCTGACAAGCTTACGAAAGCTGATATCTATCACATCAAGTTGGCACTCCCACATGATGGTAAGGGTCTTCTCAACATAGATTCAAACGGCAAATTGATTTATGTGGGTGCACAGTTCCTTGTGGAAATCACGAAGAAACGGGTTCAGAAGAAACTACTTAAATACGGGTTCGCTGAGGCTAGCAAGTACGAAAACGTGTTTCGCTTAACCGAAAAGGGTGTCGAGCTTCGTCAATTACTGAAAGCACATAAAGACCTATGATCGAAGACTTTGAGAAGCTAACTTCCGACGATCTTAGAAAACTCAGTAGCGCATTTTCGTTTGGTGTTGAGGTAGATTCAGGTAGATATTATCTCTACTCTTCGAATGATTCGGATATCGAAAACCTTTATTCTTGTGGGTGTTTAGAAAGGAATAATCACAGTCATTATAAGAGACTAACTAAAAAGGGTCTTGACCTTCACCACTTATTGAGAGCATTTAAGAATCTATGATCGACCACATTGAAGACTTCGATAAGCTGACTCAAAATGACCTTTCTTTTATTTCGATGGCAGTATATTTCGCGCCAAACGGATACGAATTCTCTGCCAGAGGGTACGATACGTCTCGTTTGATAAACAATGAATTCGCCCTGCCTCTTCCGTCTTGGTACGAGGGCGGCGATTGGTTGCGTCTCACAGAGAAAGGAGAACGAGTAAAAAAATTTCTTGATATGATAGATGACATATAAATATATCCATGAAGCTTCAAGAAATCAGAGAGTCGCGAGTACCGGAACCTTCTTGGGCATCGCAGATCGGTAGCACTTGGTATCGAGGTTCCGAGTACAATCAACGGAATCTCTCTAACTACATTTCGAAACAGCATGACGCCTCTTGGGACAAACCACCTCCTAGTCCCGTTCCACAAGACGTGTGGGATGATTTCAAGGCCGGTAAGACCGGAAGACTCCACTTTTTAACTCATTGGGATTTCAAAGTCTCCAAGACCTACAATGGCATGTCCAATTGGGGATATGGAATCTACTTCAGTAACGAATTGAGTTGGGCAAGAGGATATGGAGATCACATCCTTGTAGCTAATATCGAACCCGCACACATTCTTTGTATCAGCAATCGTGATTTCGCAAATGGAACCCAAGGGACGGCCGGTGGAGAAATAAAACGCTACTTCGATCAGAAAGGAATCTACCAAGACTGGCGAGCGCAAGCTTCGGAGTTCTACAAGGCAATCAAACGCATCGACAAGACAAAGAAAGCGTTGTACGTTGGTGAGAGTGCCAATAGTGGACAGTTGGTAGTGTTCGATAGAAACATAATTACACCAAAGATTTATTACTACTATGAAGATTGAACACCTTCATCAATGTCAGTAACTACGACATACCATTCAATCTAAAAAGTTTTTGCTAAACACATTTTTTGACCATAAATACGTCCAAAGAGGGCGTATTTGTGACAAAGAAAAGAGTCAATTCGAAGGCTAAGGGTAATCGTTGGGAACTAGAACTTTCCAAGATTCTCTCTGACGCGTTCGGCGGCGAGTTTCGTCGTGTCCCACAGTCTGGCGGATTCATGGGCGGATTCAATCGGTCGCGTAATGAAAACATCCGTGCAGATGCCAAAGAAATTCTCTCCGGAGATTTGATTGCACCACAAGGGTTCTTCTTCGTGGTCGAGGCTAAGCACCATAAGGATGAACCGAAGTTCCACCAAATACTAGCTGGCGAATCCAAAAAGCTAGACGAGTGGATCAGGCAATCCGAAGAAGAAGCTAAGGCATCGATGAAGGAACCGATGATCGTTTTCAAAGTTGATCGGCAAGGTGCATTCGCGGTATTAAACAATAATGTGACATGTGTAGATTACAAAGATAGGCCACACTTGCACTATAAGGGTAAAGTGGTTATAACGTTGGAAGATTTTTGTAGTTTGGGTGACAAAGCAGTTATAAATCCTGTAGAATGGGAGAAAGAAAATGAAAGCAAACAGACATATAACGAGTGTGAAGAGGGAGGTACGCGATAACAGACGTATCAACGGCAATCCTCTACAGAGCATCGCCGTGCTTATCAATCAATATCATTCGATTGATTTGATGCCTGCGTCGAAGGAAGACAAGGAATTCACGAAGCAACGTATCGTTCGTGAGATCAACGAGAAGATGATTAACGTCAGTAAGGATATCCATCCTCAGTTGAAAGCTTCAATCAAAAGTAAGAGAGTGTGGGAAGAGTTTCGTAACACCATCTTGTAACAACCATGCCGGACCATAATTTCGTGTACATGCATGAAGAGTTAAAGGAACAGAAGCGATTCCTAAAGCTACTATCGCGTCATCCCAAAATGAAAAAAGTTTGGGATGATCGCAATGGTGGTTTCTATGCCAACTTAGCACATCTCCTATTGGTTACTCAGTATCCCTATCCAGCACACATTTACATGTGGGAAGGAACAAAGCTTCTTTCGAAGCTTTCCGCCTGGATATTCATCAACAAACATCTTCATGAGTTCTGGACGGCGTATCATGACATTTGAAGAATTCTATAAGAACGTAAAGACTCACTTCCCTGCTATCTTCGAAAGGGCACAAAACGGTTATCATTGGCCGCTGGATGGACACGACTTGTTCTATTTGGTTATGGGTCTAAGTGGTTATAGATGGGCTAAATCAAGTTATCGTGGAACTGTCTATGTATCTAGCGTCAATATGACTCTATCAGAAAACGACGTTGGGGCGTTGTACGCTTGGTTGTTCATTCACAAAGATCGATACGCGTACTGGTTGCTATGAAACCTTTTCGTATATACACAAAAGCGAACGATGACACTGTTTCTAAGTCAGTAAAAGTTCGTCATGAGTTCTGGAAAGCACTGGACACATATTATCCGGAACTCTCTCAAGAAAGGTCTATGGAACGTTTGATTGCCATAACAGGTTTTCCTTATTGGGTAAAAATATCAAAATCAGGACCGTGGTACGCACAAACTGGAAGACTCGAAGGCGCTGTATACGCCTGGATTTTCATTCATCGAGACATTTATAAGTTATGGTTACTATGATGAAGTGGTTTGAGCCCTACGATCTTTATACTTACATGAAGAAATTCTTTCCAGAACTCCTTCACATTGCTTACATCGATGCCGAACGATATGGATATGAACTTGGCTTCATTGAGCGAATGGAATCGTTTGCTGAATTCGTTAAGTATA